GAGGCCACGGCGCGCTCGTTGAGAGCAAGCCAGCACAAGGGATGCTTCGAGGCCCTCGCCCTGCTCGGGCACCTCAGCATGAGGACATACCCCCCGCAAAATTTCGCCCTATCGTCGGTGTCTCGACCGGCTTAGAAGGAATGCCCCGCCCGAAATCTCCCGCCCTCCGAGTCCCCCGCATGAACATGCCCCGCACCATCCTCGTCGCAGCACTTGCGGTTTCGCAGATCCTGGGCTGGGGCACGACCTATGAAATGCCGGCCGTCTTCGGCCGCGCCATGGCTGCCGACCTCGGGCTTGCCAATGAAATGGCCTTTGCCGGTCTCACCGTGATGATGCTGACCATGGCCTTTCTCGGTCCCTGGACCGGGCGACTGATCGCCCGCCACGGCGCCGCCAAAGTGCTCGCCATGGGCTCCGTGCTGATGGCCTCAGGCCTTGCGATGCTATCGGTCTCCACCGGCCTTCTCACCTATGCGATCGCCTGGCTGATCCTCGGTGCCGGCGGCTCGTTCGCGCTGACGGTGCCGGCCTTCGCCGCCGTGGTCGAACGCGAGGGCCGCGACGCCCGCCGCGCCATCGGCATCCTCATGATCTTCACCGGCCTGTCCTCGGCCGTCTGCTGGCCACTGCTGACGCTCGCCGGCGAGGCCTTCGGCTGGCGCGGTGCGCTTCTTGCGGCCGCCGCCGCCCAGCTCCTGCTTGCCTTGCCCATCCATCTGGCGCTCGGCCGCATCGCGATCACCCGCTCGGACGAAGACCGCGCCGCCGATCAGATCGAGCCGCTCGAGCTCAGCCGCCGCGCGGCAACGTTTGCCTTCCTATTGATTGCGCTCTCGACGTCCCTCGCCAGCCTCATGACCTTCGGCCTCTCGCCGCAGCTCCTGCATATCCTCGAACTCTCGGGCGCCACGCCGGCACTCGCGCTGCAGCTCGGGTCCCTGCGCGCCGTCTTCGGCATCTCCGCCCGCGCCTTCGATCTCGTCCTCGGCAAGCGCTCATCACCAATCACCACCGGCCTTGCCGGAATGGCCATGCTCACAGGCTCCAGCCTACTCCTCATCTTCTCCTCCGGCACGCCGTCGAGCCTACTGCTCTTCACCGCCCTCTACGGATTCGGCTCGGGTGTCACAACGCTTGCGCGCGCCACCCTGCCGCTCTCCTTCTTCTCCGCCAGCCGCTTCGCCCGCCAGTCGGCGCGCCTGTCACTGCCACAAAACCTCGCCAACGCCACCGCCCCCGTCCTGATGACAGCCGTCATCGACCGAGCCGGCATCGACGCCGGCCTGCTGCTGGCCACAGCTTTCGCCGCAACCGGTTTTGCGGCGATCCTGGCGCTGGCGGTGATTGCAAGGCGGGGTCAGGCTGGTAGTCCTCTCTCCCCCCTTGCGGGGGAGAACGGAAAATCGAAGGATTAGGCGAGCGCAAGCCGCCTAAACTTCAGATTTTCCAAGAGAGGGGCTTAGGTTGAGTGGGCGAAAACCTCAAAAAGCCCCCCTCTTGCGAAATCTGAGGTTTGGCCCTGACCGGGCCAATTCCTCGATTTCGCTTTCTCCCCCGCAAGGGGGGAGATCAACTTGCCTCACTCCACCACCGCCCGAAAACTCGCCTCGGCCACAAACAGCCCCGCCTTCACCTCGCGCCGGCTGACCGTCCGGCGATGCCGGAAATTCACCAGCCGAAACCCGTCGAGCATCTCGGGCAACCCGTCTGCCACCCGCCTGAACTCAGCGACCAGCCCTTCGGCCTCTCGCCGCGACACGGCACTCCAGGCCTCGAGCGTCAACAGTATCTCCGCACCGTCCGCCTCGCCCGTCGAGAAATCCCGCGCCTCGACCGACCCGAGCGCCAATGCCGGGAAGCGCTGCGGCCGAACCGTCCGATCGGAGATCCCCTGCGACCCGAGCACCGCCATCAGCGCCGCATCCGCCTTCACAGCCTGTTGAACAGCTGCCAGCAAGGCATTGACCGCATTCGTCATGTCGGCTCTCCCTGTTCGTCGGTCGAATGTGAACCGGCGCCCTGTCTTGCGGCGGTCTCCCCCGCCACAGCATCAGTCGGCAACCCATCCAACCGCCGCGCCCGCCGATATGCCAGCGCCTGGCGCAGCATCTCGCCCAGTTGCCTGCCACTTTCCTCCAGCGGTGTTTCGTCTCGCGCACCGCCGCTCATCCCGTCACCTCGCGGCACAGCGCCACCTGGAACCGCCCCGTCTCGTCGGGATCGCGGAAAGCCAGGATGTCGAATACCCGCGCCCCTTTTCGAAAGCGCTGCCCGGCCGCCAGATCCCCGCGCGCCCGCACCGTCACCTGATGCGTCACGGTCGAGACCAGCACTGGCCCCTTCTCTTCCTCGGCAAAACTGCGCGGCTCGACAAGCGCCCAGACGCGAGCGAGTTCGACGAAGCCGTTCTCCGCCCCGCCCTGGCCGTCGTCAACCGGCTCTGGCCGCTCCAGCACCAGCCGCGCCGTCAGACGGCCGGCATCGACATCGAGAAACGCCATGGTCAGAGCCCCCTTCGGCAGAAGGGCGCGATCAACCGGTCATAACCCGGCGGCACCACCGCCGGCTGCGCGTCCGCCGCCACGACCCCACGGCAGGCATACATCGCCGCGACATGCAGCAGCATCGCCCGCTTCAGCGTCTCCGGCACATCCGCACCGCTCTCGCCGAAGCCGGCCGAAAACTCCACCTCGATCCCGTTCAACGCCCGCCCCGGCTGTGGCACATCCCGCAGCCAGAGCCTTGCTGGCCGCGATTGCCCATCCAGCAGATGCCCGTCGAGATCGACCACCTGCGGCTCGCCCTCGCCGTCATAGACAGTCACCGCCGTCACCGCCTGGACCGGCCCGCGCGCAATCGTCAGGATCCCCTCTTCCGGCCAGTCGTCGAGGCACAGCCGAAAATCCCGAGCCGCCAGCACCAACCCCGTCTCCCGCTCCAGATGCTCGCGCGCCACGGTGGCAAGCGCCAGGAGAAGGTCGTCCTCCTCCTCGCCATCCAGCCGCAAATGCGCCCTGATCTCGGCAAGCGTCAGCGGCTCAACCATAGGCGGAGTGAGTTCGATGATGGTCATGGGAGGTTCCTCGGTATGATTTTAACGTGGCCCTCACCCTGAGGTGTTGGGCCATGCCCGGCCTCGAAGGGCGAAGCCACAGGTGGATGAGCAGAGGGATGCTTCGAGGCCCTCGCAAGGCGAGGGCACCTCAGCATGAGGGAGCCGAACTCCTCGTGGGGGTCACCTCCCCCCATGTGGGGGAGGACGGAAAATCGAAGGCTTAGGCGAGCGCAAGCCGCCTAAACTTCAGATTTTCCTGGTGAGGGGATCGGTTCCGTTGGCAAGAGATAACAGCCCCCTGGCGGCCCTCCCCCAAAGGATCGTTCTGAAGGCTACCATCACCGATCCCCTCACCAACAAAATCTGAGGTTTAGCCCCGATTGGGCTAAGCCCTCGATTTTGTATCCTCTCCCACAAAGGGGAGAGGGAGAGCCTCACGCCGAAAACTTCACCAGCTTGATCGCCTCGAAGTCCTGCACGCCGCCGCCCACACGTTTCGTCGTGTAGAACAACACATAGGGCTTGGCCGAATAGGGATCGCGCAGCACCCGCACGCCAACACGGTCGACCACCAGATAACCCGCCCGGAAATCACCAAAGGCGATTGCCGTCGCATTGGCCGCGATGTCAGGCATGTCCTCGGATTCCGCCACGGGAAAACCCATCAGCGAGGCGGGACCACCGGCCCGTGCCGGCGGTGCCCAGAGATAGTTGCCGTCGGCATCCTTCAGCTTGCGCACCGCACCCTGGCTGCGGCGGCTCATCACGAATGTGCCGTTCTGCCGATGTCCGGCCTTGAGCGCATAGACCACGTTGATCAGCACGTCGGAGGCGCCGCTTGCCGCGAAAGCCCCCGCCGCCCCGGTCGGAATGGTGCCGATCTTGCCCCATTCCCAGGCGCCGTCATCCACCTGGTCGTAGCTCAGAAACCCCTTCGGCTTCAGCACGCCGTCACCCGACACGAAGGCCTCGCCCTCCTGTTCGGCAAAGGCGATGTCGACTTCGGCTGCAATCCAGGCCTCGATGTCGACGGCCGCATCATCGAGCAGCGCCTGCGTCGCCGCCGGCATGGCATAGAGCTCCATGGTCGGGAAGGCGAGTTCGGCCAGTTCCGGTGTGCCGGTCTGGGTCCGCGCCGCCGTCTCCGCCACCCAGCCGCTCGCAAAACCTGCCGCGGCAAAGGGCTTCTTCAGCACCGAGCCCGACACCTGCCGCACGGTCGCCAGCGACCGGATCGGCGAAATCACCCGCAGCCTCCGGCCGATCTCCTCGTCCACCTGCGGCGGCACGAGATAACCGCCATCGCCAGACACGCCTGCCGACAGCGCCTTCTGGTCGAGGTCGCGCAGCGCCTGGTCGTCGCCGCGACGCACATAGGCCTCGAAGGCCGCCTTGTGTTCGGCAAGCCCCGCCTCGTCGCGGCCGGGCCGCTCCAGCGCCGGGCGGCGCTTCTTCAGCACGAGTTCGTCCAGAAGCCGGCTCTGTTCGTCGATCGCCTTGTTGATCCGCTCCACCTTGTCGCGGGTCACGACATCGCTGATCAGCTTCTCCTCGATCTCGCCCAGCCGCTCGTCATTGGCCTCCTTGAAGGCCTCGAAGGCGGTCATGAATTCGGCAAAAGCCGAGGTGACCGTGTCGGGTGCTGCCTTCACCTCGGGTGCGGGCTTGGCCACAGCACCGCCGCCTGCCCTCTTGCCGCTGCGCCCGCCTGGGGCAGTCGCCCCATGCCCCGCCGCATCCGTCCTGCCCTCGCCTGCCATCATCCCGTCTTCCATGTCGCTCATCCTTTCGTGAAGTGATTGTTCGCCATCGACCGGGCCGCCCGGCGCATCAGCCGGACGAGCTCGGTTTCCCTGTCGCGGTAGAACCGCCTGTGCTTGACGTTGGAGACCCTCGCTGTCGGCAGCATGGGAAAGGTCACCACCGAGATCTCCCAGAGATCGGCCTCCAGGATACGCCTTACCCCGGTCTTGCGGTCGCTCCTGGTCTTCACCGCCCGAAAGCCGATCGACAGACCATCGAGTGCCCCCGCCTTCATCAGCGCATGCACCTCGCGCGCACGGCCCACATCGGTTGCGAGCTTGCCCTCGACATAAAGCCCGCGTTCGTCCTCGCGGATCACAGTCCAGCGGCCGATCACCTCTGCCGGATCATGCTGGAAAAGCATGCGCACACCGCTTGCCCCGCGCTTTGTCAGCGACGCGGCGAAGGCCCCGGGCTCGATTGCATCGCGGCCCAGATCCACCTCGCCGAACAGGCTCGCATAGCCCGAAAACCGCCCGTCGCCGGCCACCCCCTTCAGCGTCAGCCCCGCATAGCAAAACCGCGGCGCACCTGCCGTTTCCAAAGCCTGCATGGCTCGTCTCCTCGTGATGTTGATAAAGTCTCAGCGGTCAGGGGCCGGCGGCGGCGGCTCTCTCCCTCTTCTCCCCAGCGGGGAGCAGGTGGCGCGAAAGCGCCGGATGAGGGGGAGCGAAGCTCAGGCTGCGATTTAGACGCGTCGCCCATCCGCCCTTAGCCTCTCACCCTGAGGTGCCCTCGCAAGGCGAGGGCCTCGAAGGGTCCAGGCCACCTTTTGCATTCACACGGGATCCTTCGAGGTCCCTGCTTGCGCAGCGGTCACCCACCCACCTTGTCCCCCGCCCGCCCCGTGAGCCGCACCAGCACGCCGAGCCCCCACCAAGCGGTGAAGGAGGCGAGCGTCGCCCCGGCGAGCATGATCTCCGCCGGCGACAACCGGCCCTCGAGACCCAGTTGACCCGCCCCCCAGACGCCCGTCGGCCCGCCGAAAATCAGCCCGCAGGCAAGCCCGGTGAGAAAGCGCACCGCCGCCTCGCGGCGATGTTTGGGAAGCAGGTAGACAAGCGAGATCGCCGAGCCCGCGACAGCGCCGATCAGGCGCGCGGATGTCACTCCGCCGTCGTGTCCGAAATCAGTCATTTGTTCATCTTTCGTGATTAGCTTTTGGTCGAGCGCCGGCCGGAACGATCCCGCCCAAAAGGCCGCGGCCGGCGCCGCTTCCCCCAATGTTCAGCTCTTCACGTCCCACATGAAGCGGACGGCGATTGTCGAATCCTCTGAATCGCTTGGCAGCCGATGTTCCCATCCTGATTCAGCTTCTGCGCGCCTCCATCGACGCGCTCATCGCCGCGTCCATCCACAGCGTCGCCCATCCCGATCGCGCGAAAGGGCGCCCCTAAGGGACAGGGTCATCAGGGCTTCACAGAAGACGGCTTTAGTGACCCCGGGTGAACTTCGGGGGATTTTCATGACCTATGTATCTGATCTGTCACGCGCGCCGCGCGGCAGCGTTGAGGAGAAACCGCTTCTTCTGTCGCTCCTGGTGACGCTGACTTTGTCTGCCGTTTTCGTCTCGTTTCCGCAGATCGACATCGCGCTCAGCCGGCTATTCTATGTCGAGGGCCAGGGCTTCCCGGCGAGCAAGATCACCGCGCTCAACACCTTCCGCGCCTTCGGCCAGTATTTTCCGCTGACGCTCACCATCGTGCTAGCCTTCGGCCTGGTGCTGAAACTCATCTATCCGTCGCGCCCGTCGCTCTTTCCGCCGCGCTTCACGCTCTATTTCGCCAGCCTCTTCCTGCTCGGCCCGGCACTGCTGGTGAACGGCATTTTCAAGCCCTTCTTCGATCGCCCGCGCCCGCGTAGCACCGTCGAATTTGGCGGCCAGGATCTGTTCGTGCATGCCTGGGGTCTCGGCGGCGATTTCTTCGATGATCGATCCTTCGTCTCGGGCGAGGCCGCCGTCGTCGTCTGTCTCATCCCGCTTGCCTTCTTCGTGCCGATCGTTTGGCGCCGCTGCGTCTTCGTGCTGCTCAGCCTGTTTGCGGCCTTGACCGCCCTCAACCGCATCGCTTTCGGCGCACATTTCCTGTCCGACGTGCTGATCGCCGCCGGCCTGATGGCGACCCTGTCGATCGCGCTCGCCTACCTCTTCTACGGCCGCTCGGGTGCCGCGGCCTGCGACATCAAACTCGAAGCCGCCATGACCGATCTCGGCCACAGGCTGCATGGCGGGCGTCGATCCGCTATCGCTTCGATCAGCCGCCGGCTGGCTGTCGCGCCACTGTTGCTCGCGCCGGCGCCCTCGGCGGGCGAGGACGACAAGGGCTGAATGGTCTACGCTTGTCTTACTTGATGGCATCGCTCTCTCCCGGATCGAAAGGTCCGGGAGAGGCCATTAAAACCGCATAGTCCTGAACGTCAGCGACACCCGCCGCCCGCGCATCATCCGCACGCCGTCACTCACATCAGACCGCCGCGCCAGGATCGCATGCGTCCAGTTGCTCCGCGCCGGTCCGGCGAGCACCAGCAGCGAGCGCGGCGGCAACATCACCGCCCGTGTCTCTCCGCTTTCAAGGCAAGCAAACCGCATCTCGCAGGCCGACAGCAAACTGAGCGAAGCCACCACGTCGCCGAAACACGGCTCGCAATCGACATGCGCACTGATCCCCTGGCCGGGGAGATACTCGTTGGCGATCACCTGGTCCGGCACGGCTGCAAAAAGCCCCTCCGCCACCAGCCGCTCCGCCAGTCCCTGCAGCGCCTCCGGCAGCGGCCCGATCCGGCTATCCCGCGTGGCGCTCCTCGCCCGGTAGTCATAGCGACAACCGAAATGCCGCACCCGCCGCTTCAGCTCACTGCTCCAGTCACCGGCATCCAGGAAGGCGATGAGTGTGGCTTCTTCTGCCGGGGTGATCCAGTCGGCGAAGAGACCGGCACCGGTTGGGAGGTGGGGCTGGGTATCCATAGGCGGGTGTCCGTATCTGTCTAGCGAGCATCCTAGTGCGGACATCTGTAACTGGCATCCGTGTGATGCTGGGGGGAATCGCCAACGGAACCGATCCCCTCACTTGCGAAATCTGAAGTTTAGGCGGCTTGCGCTCGCCTAAGCCTTCGAT